CCCTTCTTCAATTCGCATATGGTCAAAAGACATTTACGAAGCGATCACTAATTGTAATGGATGAATGTCATACTCTTGAAAACCACTTGATTGATTTTGATGCACTTAAAATCACTGATTGGCGTTGCAAGAAATACAATATCCGTTTTGATTTGCAAAAGACATTACCTAATGCATTACAATGGATGGCAGATATCTATCTTCCTAAGATGCGAGAGGTCTTAACTAAGTTGGAACGAGAATGTGAAGAGATTCAATTCAGAGCTGAAGATGGCGAGAAGTTAACAAAGGCTGAAATTAAGAAGTTGCAAGAATTTGATGCACTATCAGATCACGTTGATGAAGTAAGCCTCATGGCATCACGTGACATAGAATATGTGGAAGACAATTACGTTCTTGTTCATGAACCACTTACATTTCAGTTTAAACGTTTGTATGGTGCTTACACGTTTACTCGCTTGGTTAAACCTAAGGCTGACAAGTTCTTGTTCATGTCTTCAACAGTTTTAAACCAGAAAGGTTTTTGTAAGGATTTAGGAATTCTTCCTGAAGAGTCTGCATTCCTGTCTCTTGATAGCGATTTTCCAAAAGAAAATCGCCCCGTCTATTACATTCCTTCAATGAAGATGAATGCTGGATGGAATGCACCTGAACTTACAAAAGAACGTAGGGCAATGGCTGATGGTATTATCAAAATTGTTGAATCACACAAAGATGATACAGGCATCATTCACACAGGTAATTTTAAGATTGCTGAATGGCTTGTTCGTGAGTTGAAAAATTATGGTATAAGCCATCACATTTATCATCATAATCCAGATAGTGGTGATGATCGTAATAGTATTATTGAAGCATTCACGACCGATGTGAAGCCTCGTATCTTAATCTCTCCATCAAGTACTGAAGGTCTTGACTTGAAGGAAGACCTAGGCCGATTTGCTATCTTTGCAAAGGTACCATTTGGTAATCTTGGAGACCAATGGATCAAGCGTCGTATGGAGCTATCTTCAGAATGGTATCAACGTCAGGCGTTGATCAACATCATCCAAGGTGGCGGTCGTGTTGTTCGTAGTAAAGAGGATTGGGGACATGTATACATTCTCGATCAATCGTTTGCATTCTTGTATAAAATGACCTACATGCAGATCCCTCAATGGTGGAGGGATGCTTACAAGGCTGTATAATGACTATCAAAAAGAAAAAGCGAAAATTAAGAACAACAGGAAGCGATTTAGACTTTGACGGTTCACATATGTTTGGTTGGCCATACGACCATTCAACACCCGCTGCAAAGAAACTACTCAAGCGTTTTGATGCTAAGCTATGTCTTGGCTGTGGTGAAAAGGAATGTCGCTGTAAGAGTGGATATTAATAAACGGGATATGGATTAGTCTTTTCAGACTTCAATCTCTTTTCGAGAAACTCACTGATTAATTGTCGTTCACCATACGAGCGGCACATCATTTCTTCATACGAAATAGCACCTCGCATGAAGTAGACCTGTTCAATTAATCCTATGACAATTTGTTTAGCCTCAGTCTGCAATCGATCAAACATCGCAACGATTTCTTCGTGCTTACCATATTTGATCGTTATGTAAAAAAAGCAAGCGGATTAAGAGGTGCTTGCACCTGAACCTCCTGCCCGCAATCCCTACATTTAATCGTTGCTATGAAATCAGGACCCCACTCTGTAGTCTTTTCGATACATTCTGTAATCTGTTTCATTAGTACTGGTGGAATTTTTGTAAGCCACTCTTGAATTTGTTTCTTATCGGTAACATTATCTACAGATTTAATTACCTTGGAAACTGAGAGACATAAACGTGCTACTTGTTTCTCCAGGCTGATATCTTTGTCCTCAGCTTGCATTAGTTCAATATAACCTTCAAACGAAATTGGCTCCATGCTAACAATTTGACCATTTATAAGTGTAACACTAAAATCACTTCCAACTCTACTTGGATCAATTCGTTTTGCTCTCTTCAAAAATTGATCAACAGGAATCATGTAATGGTTTTCCTTGGCACTCTCTCCACATTTATGATTATAAGTCATTTCCATTAGTGGACCGAAAGAAACCTTTTTAAGACAAATCAAAAGGAAGTCTACATCCTTTGCAAGTAACTTTTTAGGCTGAAGCACGTCTGGAATACATCGATTAAAGATTTGTGTAACAGCTTCACCACTGAATAAAAGATCTGGTGTTTTAAGAGCAATCTCATCAATTGCTGTCATTGGGAATACGTGAAATTCTCCATCAACTACTTTCTCAGAAAGAATTCCGGGTTCGTAAAATAATCCACCTGATGGTAGTCGAAATGTTTCACCAGGCATTCTGATTCTTTCAAGAAGGGGGTTTGTGTTTGACATATTTGTTTCCGTTTGGTGTTATGTACTATTATTTATAGTAAAGGAACAGTGTGATTTTTGACGTCATACTCCTCCATAAATAATTAATAAACCAATAGTTTATCATAAGGGTTATAAATGTCAGCCAGTACACTCGACGTCGTCTTAAATCAAAATCTCGTCCTACTAACACAAGCTATCGATGCATTGAACGATAACATGTTTCAATCCGTTGGTGGACGCCCTGGTATCTTAGGAACGAATCAAGCGGGTCAAAATAGACCTGGTGCTGGTGTTAATACAAATACCGGAAAGGGACCATCCTCTCTTGATATTACAAAACAAACTGCTGCAACAACCTTATTAAGTAAGACTTTACAGGATCATACATCAGCGGTTAAGTATTTTGTAAAAGACCAAGCAAAATCGATGAAGGATTTGAGTACCTATAACGCTGCCTCTGCTAAACTATTCCAAAATAGTATTCAACAATTTTCAGCAACACAACTTAATGTAGCTTTACCAAAGAAAATTGCAGGAATGTTTGATGAAACATTGACTGGTCCAATGAATGATTTTGCAGACGTATTGCGTTTAACAAATGCAATGCAAACAAAGAATATTGAAAGAGGTGTTGAATTATTCTTACAATATCAAAATGTAACTGGCGAATCAGCAGATGAAATTGCAAAGAAACAAGCTGTATTAAGAGAACAGATTGAAGGAACAGGTCAAAATTTTGAGGCACTTGATGCTGCTCTTAAAGCTTCTGGTGGAGATGCTGCTCAAGCAACAGAAGATCTAAAAAAGAAATATGCTGAGATTGCAAAACTGTTTGCAGATACTGCATTAAAACAACAACAATTACAATTAAAAACTGATGCCTGGATTTCAAACTTAACAAAATTTGCTGGTGTATTACTTGCTGGTGCAAGCATATATCTTGATTCTGCAAGAGCATCTGCAAAATTTGGAACACAAACAGGTGCTCTTACACCATTTCAAGCTGCAGCTGCTGGAATGAGTGTTGAGCAATTAGCACAAGTTCAGAATGAACAAGTACAAGCCATACATTCTTCAAATATGTCTTTCAGTGAATTTAATACAACGATTGACAAAGGTGCTTGGAATCTATTACAGTTTACAGGGAACCTTGCTGATGGTGCAAAACTAACAGCTAATTTTTTAGGCACATTTAGATCTCTATCAAATAATACAAACCAACAAAATGGTTTCATGGAACAACAAGCTGCATTATTTGGAAGAATGAATAGAGAGTTTGGTGAAACAGCCGAACAATTTGCGGCCTTTAACACACAGTTAGTTAACAACCAGGGTATTCAAACAGCAATATACAAGTTAAATCAGAACCAGCGTGTTGCACTTGTACAAGACTTACAATTGCAGTATGAAAAATTACGCACTGATGGATTAACCGAAGAACAAGCAAAGAAGGTTATTGATGCCCTCGCACAACTTGCTGGTGAAACAACTCTAACAAGATTTCAACAAGGAGCACAAGCACAAGGTATCTTAGGTGCATTGGGTGTATCAAATGCTGCTGATATTGGAAGAGGAATCAGAAGTGGTACACTTACAGAAGATCAGATCAAGAAAGTTAACCAGCAACTATCATCTGCATATCAGGGAGCATCAGCTGGTAGAAGAATTGTTATTGAACAGTTAACAGAACAACTTAGAAAATCTGGTTTAGATTTCTTTGGTGCTGGAACTGCAGGTGGTGCTGTAGCAACGGCCCAAGGTAGAGCTATTAATAAACAACAAGCAGCAACATTAGCACAAACAGATTACCTTGGTAATAAAGTAGGAAGCGATTTGACAGGTGTAGTAACTGCAACCATTGGTGTTCAGAATGTTATCAAATCAGAGGTAGGTAAAGTTATAACAACAATGTTGGGTATTGCTGCTGGTAAATTTGTAACTGATGTTGGTGGTGGATTTTTAAAGAAAGGTGTTCAAAAATTCTTAGGAACAGGATTAGCTGAAGGTGCTGAAACAGCGGGTGGTGAATTAGCAGGTGAAACAGCGTTAGGAACTGGTGCTGCTTATGCAGGAGGACTTACAGGACTTGGTGGTGCCAGCATGGGAACTATTGGTGCAGCTGGTGCTGGGTCAATTGGTTTAGCAAGTGCTGCAGTGTTAGCAGCTGGTGGTGCTGGATATGTTGCTGGTATGGGTATTGATATGATACCTAAATTGTTTGGCTCAAACAGAAATTTTAGTGAAATGATTAGTGATGCATTAAGTGATGACCCACAAATTAACAAAAAAGCTACTGCTGCTCAAAGCGACAAAGATAAAAGTACAGAAGATGCCGAAGCGAAAACAAATGAGATTATGGCTCAGTTTAAGAAAACGCACGAACTTACAGCAGCCCAGCTTCAAGAGCTAAAGAGATTGAGTGCTATAACAAAGAATGCTGCTGATCTTGCGGCAGCTCAATCAGATGACCATATTAGACAAACTAAAAAATTGGTTCTGTCAACAAACGATCATTTGTATAGACCACCAACAAAACAATAGACCACCCCTGATTTATCAACAATAAATACAATAATACATTAAGACAGGATCTCCATGGCAAATAGTAAGTGGTCAGGTTATTTTAAAGTTGTAAGTCCAGCACAGTCTACTACTAAGATGACTGACAGCCAAGAAATGGCTGATGTTGGTGCATATAACAATTACACCTGGTACCAAAGATTAATTCAAGGCTCGGCTTCACGTATGACACGTTATCGTGAGTATGATCTCATGGACAATGATGTTGAAGTCTCACGTGCTCTTGATACTATTGCTGAAGAAATGACAGGCGAAGGTAATCCTAATTCACACTTGCCTTTTGAAATTCAACTCCTAACAAATGAAGAAGATCCAGTAGCCAGCCAAACTGTTGTTACAGTACGTGCAGCATTACGTCGTTGGTCAGCAATTCATGAATGGGATAATCGTATATTCCATGTTGCTCGTTTGATGATTAAGTATGGAGATGTTTTCTTCCGTAAAACATCAAAGCATGAGAAATGGAAATTCATCCATCCTAAGAATGTTGTTGCAGCACTGGTTGATGCAGCAGATGCAACTAAAGTTGTTGCATGGCAGATTAAAGTAGATATTACAAAACCTCGTACTGGTGGATATTCGATGCCACTTGGTGCAAAGCAAGATACCCAGTTCCAAACAGAAATTGTTCCTGTTGATGAAATAGTTCGCTTTACATTAAACAATGATATGAGCGACACAGCCCCTTTTGGAGAAAGCGTTCTTCGCCCAGTTTATCGCAGCCACAAGCAGAAAGAGTTATTAGAAGATTCTGTATTGATTTACAGAATTCAACGAGCACCGGAGCGCCGCGTATTTTACATTGACGTTGGTAAGATGCCTCCACAACGTGTTAAGGCGTACTTAGAACAAGTTAAAAATGAAATTCGCCAAAAGAAAGTTCCATCAATCAATGGTGGACAGATGGAAGTTGATAGTGTTTATAATCCACAATCAATGTCTGAAGATTTCTTCTTTGCATCACGTCCTGATGGCCGTGGTTCAAAAGTTGAAACATTACCAGGTGGACAAGGTCTTGGTGAACTTGCTGACTTGGAATACTTCCAGCGTAAGGTTTGGAGAGGTTTACGTGTTCCAGCTTCTTACATGATTGAACAACAGGAAGGCGGACAGATTTGGAACGATGGTAAAGTAGGTGTCGCGTACATCCAAGAACTACGTTTCTGTCTGTTCGTCATGAGATTGCAGAACTCAATCAAGAAAGAGATTGATGCAGAATTCAAAAAGTATCTTCGTGTATGTCAAATTGAAATTGACGAAACAATGTATGACGTTCGATTGCCAGAACCATCCAACTTTGGTAAGTACAAACAACTTGAAATTGATAGTCAATTGTTATCAGCATATGGAACTGCCGATAGTATCTTATACATGTCTAAACGATTCATTTTGAAGAAATATCTACAACTTAGTGAAGATGAAATCATTCTTAACGAGCGTATGCTACGTGAGGAAAAGGGTCTCAATCCTAACGATGATGATATTACTCAATTGTACCAAGCACCAACCGAAGGAGGACCAATGGGCGGTGGATTTGGTGGGGCACCAATGGGAATGTCCTCGGGAAATACTGGAATGCCAGGTGAAGGTGGAATGCCAGGAGAACAAGGTGGAGCCGCTGGCGGAGCGGCCGCAGCGGCAACAGGTGCGGGTGGTGGTAATACGCCAGGTGCAGCCCCTGGCCAAATTTAACACCTAAATATTTGATGGTATTATAAATAAAGGAGCAAGACATGACCAACATTCAAAAATTGAAGGACATGCTCGATAATTTAATTAATGGTAAATCTGAACAGGCTCAGGTTGTTTTTCATGACTATCTCAAGTCCAAAATGAATGGAGTTGTAGGTAGTGAAGGAACACAACCAGGACAAGTTCAAAAAAATAGCGAGGAGTAATTCATGGCTAGGGTTTCGAAAAATTACGACAAAGTAACACACGCTGCTTCTGATAAAGACAGCAAGGGTAAACAAAAGGCGGTATGGGATATGATTGGCGCAAAAAAGAAATTACAAGAAATGGTTGAAGCATTGATCAATGGCGATTCAACAGCAGCAGCAGCATCGCTTCATGATTACCTTCAAGTTAAAACACGTTCAATTCTTGGTGAAACAGATCACGAAGAAGATAGTGATGATGAAATGGTCGCAGATCGCCATGAAGATGACGAAGATGAAGATCACGAAGAAGGCGAATGCCCAGAGTGTCACATGGATCCATGTGAATGCAGTGATGATGAAGTTGATAGTGATGCTGAAGATGGTCACGAAGATGAAGATTTTGAAGATGAGCACGGCGAAGACGTTATGGGCGAAGGTGCACGTGGTGATGCAGTTGCCAATGATTCATCAGTTCGTACACGCATGAAGAAAAATAGTGCAGGTGCTAAGGATCTTACATCATCAATCAAAGGTCACAACAACTTTAAGAAGAGCTCAGGTAATGGTACCAAGTCCGATTCATCGGGTGCTAAGAAAACATCAATGAAAAAGAACAGTATGGGTGCAAAGGATCTTGAGTCTCGCGTAAAGGGAAACATCAAGTTCGACAAGAAAGGTAAGGCAAAGTTGACAAAACCATTCAATAATGCAGCACCAGGTCTTGACCGTAAGGTAAAGGGCGAAGTTAAGTACTAAGTTTGCCTTGTTGATTTTTGATGATGGAGAAGACGATGTCAAAGCCAATGTTGTTGATTGAAGAATTATCACCAAATGAGTGTAATCTCATTACTGAAACTACAGAAG